CGCCATTGCGCAGGACAACGGTTGAATTGTATATATAAATTTGAAAAGACAGTTTGAGTGGTGTGTATTGGATCCTGCCACCACAACAGGACTGTACATCAGGGAGAACATTACAAGAACGCATGACCGTGCAGTCTCTTGGCATTCCGGGCGAACCCTTAGCACTGAAGTTTTGCGTCACACCAACACCCGACGACGAGCATTGGCGATCACAGTTTTGGTCATTCTACACTCCCCAACCCAATTGCTGATTTGTTAAACCAGTGACCTTCTGGTTGACGTTGTTAAACCGGGGTCACCGGAAAATGCCCAAGTGGGCGTCACAGAAGGAGGGTGTGTTCGTGGGTTGGTAAAAACTCCCAATCCTTACGAACTTCCTGGAAATATGGGGTGGTAGCATCGTACTCGGACTCGATTGCTACCTGCTCATCGGGGGTGATGTCAAACGCCCTCCAGAAGGAGTACCTCGCGTCTTGTGAGACGGCGAGGGAGCGCCTGTGCATACCCTTGGACTGCCAGAACAGTCCGCCGATAAGCGTGGGGTCGGTCAGTTTGAGGGGTTTGGCGTCGCGGCCGGCGCGCATGAAAGCACGATAGAATGAATCAAGCACCGGGATACCCCCGGCCAGAGAGGTGCCGGACATGCCGACACACTTGATCCACGACTCGTACTCCTTGGCATTACACCAAGGCTTGAGACTGATGCAGTCCTTCACTATGCAGCTACGAGGGTCCCGGACCATAGTCCAAGACGCCCCATCAAACACTGGTTGTGACTGACAGAACACCACCTTCTCAAGCTCATACACCGGCTCCTCGACCACCATATTGAACCCCATCTCCCTGAACCAGAGATCCAGCCCGGCAGAGAACCTGGCCAGGTGACGCTTGTGACAAATAATGACACAGTCGTCTCCGTTGTTAGCCAGTTCGAATGGGACACCGCGCTCAGTACAGTAGGCGATCAACAGACAACACGCAATCAGGCAATTGCCCAACCCCGTGTTCATGTCACCTGAGCACCGCGTCCCTTCAATCTCATACCTAAGCCAGCCATCCGCGCAGCGCCCGAACGCCTTATTCTGGATCTGCCAGGTCAACAACCTGGCGAGCCATTTCCGGTCCTTCGGACTCGTGAGAAGCCCCAAGTAAAACTTGTGTTCCCACTCCAGCGCTTGCCTGGAGACATGCTGATCAAATCGGGAAGCGTCCAACCCAACCGCCACAGCCTGTCCATCTCCCCCCATCTTCTCCCACTTACGGTGAAACTCAGCCCCAACCTGCGATGCATTCATGCCCTTCATCACAGTCTTGGAACCGAGCAACCGCGTCACGCCATTGAGTAGGATTCCCTCGGCAGGTTTGATAACCCGTCCTACTTCAACGTTGTACCTTGGATCACGTGGTGAAATGTTCCTTGGTACCGCCCCTTGCTTGGTTGTACGCTCAGTCTTTGTGAAATTACTGAGCTCACCATCCTTGCGTCTAATACCCCTGACGTACAGGCTTTCGACGGCATTCTGGTATACGCTTCGTTTCTTACCCTCGTACAAGAGAGGAAAATCCTCTCGTTCCAAAGGGCTCAGGCGTGGGCATAACTCCAGAATGCGCTCCTGGATAGCTCCCAAGCGGCTGTCGTAGATGGTTTCCGCATCCGAAGGAGGCGGAGACCAGGTCTCTCTGCAAAGTGGACAGGACACATCAATGCCAGATTCACGACAATGAGTGACCCACCCCTCGATGCAATCAAAATGGTAGGTGTGTCCACAAGGAAGTCGAGACGCTATCGCTAGCGCCTTGAAATCCTCACGGCAAATGCTGCAGCAGCCAGCATCCCTCGCGTCCTTCCGCCGCATGACAAAAGCCATGCTGCTACCGGGGCGCGGGGGTGACACAAAAACACCATCCTTCTTGACGTAAAAGACCCTCTCCTTGACTGCCTTGAGCAGATTTACTATGGTCGAATTGAACGCGTAGACTTCTCGGGGTGGGGACATGCCCTCACCGACCATATAAGTATGCCGAGTGCGCGTGGTGGCTCCCAATATGTACCGTACTTCCAAACCGGCAGGGTTGGGTGCCAGCGAATCCTCGCTGTCCCTGCCAGGTACGGCCACTGGGCCCCCCTAGCCGCTACCGGCGGTGCGTCTGCTGACGCCCCACCAGTACGACCACCAAGGCGCCGTATAGTCGATTTCCCTCTCGACCATGGCCCTTGAGTTCCGGTCCATGCCCGCCTTCACCTCACCGACGTCGGCGTGGTAAGTCCACTCAACCGCCCTGTGAACAACACGGGCAATGTCAAGCTTCGTCACACAATCAGCCTCCATCTGCTCGTAGATCCACTTGTGGATGCTACGACGCATGGCTACGGTGTTGCTCGGGTCATGGAACTTCCCTCGGGCCATAACCGCGTAGGCCATCCACCAAGTGGAATTGCCCTTGCGCGGCTTGCGCCTCACCACGGTCCCATCCCCATCGTACGTTGCCTCAAGCAGGTCGCGTGGCAACTCCGAGACGGAATCAAATTCCGCCTGGAGACGCCTAGCTTCCCGCTGATGAGACTCCG